CGGTGCGCACCTCTTACGACCTCAGCGTCATCCTCGACGACAGCATCATCAGGAAAGACGAGGGGCGACCCCCGCCGGTCAAGTTCATGCACCGCATCTTCGATGTTGACGACATGGAGCACCTTCGGGGCTTCACCGGCGATTGGGTGCTGTCGCACTATCCACAGGGTGAGCAACTGATTGTGACCCGCAAAGGGAAGAAACTCACAGCGTATGGTGCTGACGGTGACGTCAAACTTGACGACGTGTTTAGCGAGGAAGTCGACAAGGTCTACGAGAAGGACTTCGTCGTTCATGCCGTGCTGCACGACGGCATTCTAACCTTCATCGACCTGCTCAAGACAGCAGACGAGGACACGCACAACATGCCGACGAAGGACCGCATCCGTCATCTGCGCGCCCAATACGAATCTTCTGAGCACATCAAGATGCCCGAACCCATCAACACCAAGCGTAGCGATGATGAGGGTCTGCGCGTTGCTATCGAGAATCTACGCAAAGAAGAGAACATCGACATTCTGTTGCGTGACGCGAATGCGACCTACATGAAGGGCGAGCCACGTCACCCGAAGTGGGTCTTGTTGAGCAAGGAGAAGATGGTGGACGTCATCGTCCTGTCGCGCGCCGGTGGCTCATACACCGTTGGTGTTGGACCGCTCATGCACCCGGAGAATTATGGAAAGCGCGCGCAGAAGATTGGCGACGAGCACTACATGATGGTCGGTAGCGCGAAGGGACCACGCGGTCTAAAGGAGGGTGACTTCGCAACGGTGCGTTGCACAGGAGTGAGCGCGACAAAGAGCGAGCATCCGGTCTACCGCGTGAGAGCAGCCAAGATGACCGACAACGAACCGCTTGCTGCGGACAGCGTGGAAACGCTCGCTATCCTCGCGGGTGACCATCACGTTCCTCAGCGCGTCTCGATGAAGAAGGGACGAATCGTCATCACCTTCCCCGGTTTCGATGACGAGGTATTCTGCAAGACGCGTATCGAGGATTCTATGTGGGTTGTCGAGCCGCAGCAGACAACTTGGGGCAACGAATACCTCGTCCGTCTTGCGAAGGACCAACAGCCGTATTGGTCAGGCGCAGCCGCTATGCTCCTCAAAGACGACGTCGAGGACGAACCTGAATATGAAGAGGTCAACCCTGAACCACCCGCAGGTCACTCCAAGAAGCCGAAGAAGGTGCTCGATGAAGAAGAGCGAGTCATCAAGCGCGGACTCGATGTGTTGGAGCGCGCGCTTGACCGCCTCGCCAAAGAGAAGATTACGAGCACCGGTGTGCAGGGTTTGGGTATTGGCTACGCTACACCTGACGAATCGCCGCGTGGGCCAACGCAGAACATCAACGACAACACCATGCCGGACTTCGACCCCGCCGCTCGCGACGACAGCGACGTCAAGCCACCTACGGCGAAGAAAACCAAGCGACTGCGAACCGACGAAGGTGAAGAAGCGCGTCTTAGCGATGACGGGACCATTCAGGTTCTTTGATATACCATAAGTCGAAGTTGGGTGAGACAATGGCGATTCTTGCTGCACCGAGTGTGGACACCGCTCCCCTTCTGTTGAAGGGGCTTGGTGACGACCTCATCGTTGCAGGATATGCGTCCGTCGAAATGGTCGACAAGCAGGGTGACCTCATCACCCGCGGCGCACTCAAGGACGCATTTGGCAAGTTCATGAAGGCGGACGGATTCCGCAACGTGCAACTTGCTCACTCCAACATTCAAGTCGGTAGAGTCATTCCCTCCTATACCGACACCTCTGGTCGAGTCTGGAAGTCCGAAGTGGACGACACAGGCATGTTCGTCGTCATCCAACTGCGTGGCGACATTGAGAAGGCGCGCGAAGTCGCGTCCGAAATCCGCAAGGGGAGCCTGCGCTCGTTCTCCATCGGCGGTCAAGCATTTGAGCGCGTCAACAAGAGCGACCAAACCCGCGGCGACTACCGCGAAATCCGTCGTATGGAACTCCATGAGGTAACGATTTGCGAGAAGGGCATCAACCCTGAAGCGCAATTTCGCATCCTCAAGGAAGATACTGGTGAGAATATGACCAACACGATGAGCGAACTGCAGAGCGTCCTTGAACGTCTGTCCAAGAAGTTGGACGACGAGGACGACAAGAAGAAAGACGACAAGGAATCCTCCGAGAAAGGCATGATGGACATCGCCGACATCGACGGAGACGGTGACCGCAAGGAGCCGTTGATGGAAGCCAAGCGGAGCAAGAAGCCCCGAATGGACGACGAAGACGATGAAGACGAAGAAGACATGGCCTACGGAGAGGAGATGGACCGAATGAACAAAGGTGACGACATGATTACGCACGACTACCTGACGTGGCTTGAGCAGACTGCAAAGAGCGCGGGCTACGACCCGAACGCTGCTCGCGACCACTTCGGCAAGGGCTACGGCCCCGGCGAGACTTCCTTCGACATGCGCGGACAGGGTTCCCTTGAAGGCGCAGGCGAGGATGACTCCGGCAAGCGCCCCAAGCCCAACTTCGGTTCCGCACCGACGGGCAACAAGAACGTCATCAAGAGTGACTACCTCAACGCCGCGAACGTCTCGCCTTCCGAGGTCGAAGCCGCTTACGAGGTCTTCAAGGCCGCTGCGATGGAGCAGCAGTTCAAGTCCGACCTCAACGGACAGTTCACCGAGCGCTTCCTCAAGGAGCAGCGCGCTGAAGCCGACGCCGTCGCCAAGGGCGACTTCGACGCTCGTCGCCCCCTCGTGGAACTGCAGAAGGCCGTCCTTGCCCTCAACGAGCGCATCGACAACGTGTCTTCAAGCAGCACCACCATCGCGAAGTCCGCCGGACGCGCGACCGTGACCATTCCTGAAACCGCCGAAATGGCCGACATGACGTGGGACGATGTCCACCGTCTTGCGTCCAAGGCGCTCACGGGAGGTGACCTTTGATGGCTCGTAACTACGTCCGAACTGTGCAAGACATGGAGCGCTACTACTACGGTGGTGCTTCTCAAACCGGCTACACCTACGGGTCTGGCGACATCCTGAAGGCCGACGCGCCTTTGCTGTCGACCACCGCAGGCACCTACCAAGCCATCTACGGGCGCAAGGTTTGGAGCCAGTTGAACCAAGAGTTCAACGCCTTCTCCATCCTCCCCAAGAAGCCTTGGGAGCGCAGCGGATGGCGCATCCTCACCGAGCGCGCGTCCTTCACCAAGGGCGGCGGCATCGCTGAGAACGGCACCCTCCCCGACACCTCCAAGCCGGAGTTCCTCCACGTTGCGGCCAAGCCAAAGACTGTGGCTCACACCTTCGACCTCTCCGAAGTCAGCATGTTCCTCTCGGACAAGGACGACGGCATGGGCGACGTGCGCCAAGTCCTCAAGGAAGAGATGGGCAAGCATCACGCTGAGCACATCAACCGCATGCTCCTCACGGACGTCGACACCGTCGCAGGCAACGACTTCGAGTCGCTTGACCGCCTGACCACCGACCCCGCCGTGCAAACCACGACGCAGACCTCGGTCAACGCGCTCACGGACCACGACATCTACAGCATCACGCGCGACGGCAGCGCTGCTTTCCACTCGGCTGAGGTCGATGTGGGCGGCGACGCTTCAACTACCGCGTCCAACCGCAACCTGAGCCTGAACCAAATGGACGGATTGTTCCAACAGATTTGGACTCGTGGTGGTAACCCCAAGGTCATGCTGACGGGCTACGACACCCTGATGCGCGTGCAGCAACTCCTGCAGTCGCAGCAGCGCTTCATGGACTCCAAGCGCGTCACCCCCACCTACAACGGTGTGAAGGGTGTGCCCGGTCTTGAAGCCGGATTCATCGTGGCGACCTACAACGGCATCCCCATCATCCCAACCAAGGACATGCCCGACGACGGCACCGGCACTCTGAGCCGCATCTACTACCTCGACACGGATTACATGTGGTTCCAAACGGCGATTCCGACTCAATACTACGAGTCCGGCATCGAAACCGGCGACCCCTTCGCCATCAACCGGCTCGGTCAGGAAGGCCTTTACCGAACGATGGGTGAGATGTGGTGTTCTTTCTTTGGCGCAAGCGGGAGCATTCGCGACCTCCAATGAGGCCGGAGAGAGATTTGAACAGGAGTGAATAATCATGGCAACTACGAAAGACAACCGAGGAATCCGGTATGTGTGCAGCGGAACCGCTACCACGACCGTCAACTTCGACATTGAACTGCAAGCAGGCGCGAGCAACAACGACGACGTGACTTGGCAGACTGGCGGAACCGGAACCTACCCCGGCACCCTTACGCCCTTTGAGCCACGTCAGACCGACGGAACAAACTCGTCCCGAAGCCCCCGTTTGATTGGGCTTACGATGAACTCCGCTCTCGCGGAAGGCAACACTTTGACGCTGTCGAACGACCCGACGCAAGATGCGGGTGGCGCAGGTATTAGCACCATTCTTGGTGTCTACACCTCGCAGGTGGACGCAACCGCCTCTCTTGGTGTGACCAAGACGAGCGCGCTCGTCCTGACCTTCGACATCGAGGCTACCGCTGACGGCACAACCGACGACACGACGGGCGCTGAACTGCTCTTGCTTGTGGTCTGAGGTGATTCAGGTGCCGACCATTACCTACCGTGGGCCTCGGAAAGCCGGGGCGAACTGCGGACGACTTGGGTGGTGGACTTGGGGCGCTGCTCGTGAAGTCTCTGCGGAATGGCTTGAGGCCAACCGCAAGGCAATCGACGGACCTGAGTTCCGCATCGAAGGTCACACTTGGGCTACCCCCGAGAAGACCGTAGATGCAGGGAACGACGGCATCCCCGACATGGGATGGACGAAGGGCGACATCATGGCTTGGATGGAAGAGGAGGGCTTGACTTACGGCTCCCTCAACACCAAGCGGAAGTTGCTCGACGCAATCGACGCGCACCTGAACCCTCAAGTAGAGGAAGCACCTGAAGAAGAAACAACGGAGTGATTTGAATGGCATTTACGAGCGACAACCGACCACACGTTATGGGCGACCTCATCGCCATCACCGGCACGGTCGCCAACGGCGACACCGAGGCTGTCCTGAGCGCTTTCATGACTGAAATCCTGATGGCGACCCTGCACCCTCTTGAGGGCGCTGCAGGTCCCACCACAGGGTCTTGCGTCATCGACGGAACCACCGTGAAGTTCAACGACCCCGGCGTCGCAGCCGGTGGGCGTCTCTTCGCGCTCGGCAAGCGGTGAGGTGACTCACCGTGTCGGACACGAAGGTGTTTGAGTTCACGCCCAATGAGGCGTGCGAGACAGGCGCAACCGTGGCCGGTGGTGTTCAGAAGGTCCTTGACGACTACACCAACGGGAAGACCGTCGAGGGCGTGACGTCCTATTCCATGCAAGGGAACCTTTACGTCGTGGTCGTCACCTCCTGAGGGTGACGAGCATGGACCTACAGGAACTGCAACGCTTGGAAAAGCAAGGATGGTCCTACGGGGAAGCGGACGCCGTCAAGAATGACGAGCGCGACCGCCTCAAAGGCGTCGTGTCTCGACAGAACATGAAGACGCGCAACATCCGCGACATCGTCAACATCGGCTCAGGCACGCGCTGCAAGTTCTGCGGCATGCTGCACTTCTGCTACCTTGAGCGGTGCGGAGCCTGCAAGAAGCCGATGGACTATAACCTCGGCAAGACCGAAGAGGTGGTCTGATGCCGAGCGTGTTCCAGACCGGTGAGCGAGAGGGGCGCCCTCTCTTCCCTGACCGGCTCTACTACACCACAGCGCAGAAGGTTGCAGACATCCTGCAAATCCCCATCCCCGACTTCGTCTACCTGACCGGAACCGACGGAGATACGCATGTCGAAATCAGCCCTGCTGACTTCCGACTCGTTGGCTTTGAGGTCGGCGACAGCATCGAAATCACAAGTGATACAGAAATGGGCGAGACGCGCGTGATTACAGCCGTTGCTCGTTCGTCAGGCAACGTGCGCTTGTCGTTCACCGACGCGCTTACAGGAGCCTACACGACTGCAGATAACGCTGCCGTGCAGAGCCTCCACTCCTTCACAAACGGCAAGCGCAAGGGCGTGACGCGCGCGCAGGTGGAAACGCTCATCCTGCGCACGCAAGACAAAATCGACAACCTCACGAACAACTCGTGGAGGCCGATGTTGCAGACGGCTGAATACCTCAACTTCGACACCTACAAGCCCTACCGCCGTCGTTACTACACGGACTACGTCGGCAGCGTGCCCCTGATGTTCAGGAACGCGCAGCAGATTCTGCGCTTGGAAATCTGGCAAGGGCAGGATTACCGTGAGATTGCAGCGGCTGAAGTCCGCCTCAAGATTGCTGACTATACTCAACTGACGGCAGACACCGACAAGGTGTTCCTATGCCCCGGTGGTGGGGGCGTTGCTACGCTGACCGTTGGCGACGGCTCGACCAAGTTCCGCGCACAGTTCGACAACGTCAGCACCGCGCAGCAACTGGCTGACCTCATCAACAAAGACGCGCGTAAAGGGAAGTCTGGCACCTCCTTCAGTCCGTCCTTCGTGTTTGAGGACGTGACGGGCGACGACAACACCATCACCGCTCAGGTCCATCACGAGTTCATGGCCTCGGCCAACTCCGACTACGGTGGTGGGCAACTCAAGATTACCTCGATGCGACGTGGTGAGGCAGGAGAGAACGCCACCTACGCCTGCACTTCGTCGGGCGTCACCTTCACGGGAGCCACCGAGACATCCACGACCGTCTCCTCCTCCACAGCCACAAGCATCACGGTCGCGAGCGTGGACGGCCTCGCCACCTACGGCATCATCAACATCGGGGCCACCTTTGGCTACTACACGAGCATCACCGGCACGACGCTGAACGGCGTGGTCGACCTCGTTGGCGACATCAGCGCTGCGGCCACCAACGGTGCGACGTTGATTCAGAAGAAGTTCAAGATTGACTACGTCGGCACGACGACCGGTGACGAGGCTCGCTTGCGTGACTGGTGGGCCGACTACGACATGGGCGTCATCTACTTCAACAACTCCTACCCCTACTTCTCGTGGAACGCCGTGAAGGTGTCCTACGTCTACGGAGAGCGATACGTCGAGAAGGCGATTGAGGACGTCTGCACCAAGTTGGTGGCGATGGACCTCATCCTCTCCGACGACCGCAGCGTGCTGTTGCCCGAAGGCACACAGAACGTGGACCTCGGGTCCAAATACCAACTGTTCAAGGCGCAGGTAGCGGAAACCCTGCCGCGCTATACAGAAGTGATGACGGTTTTGTGATAGCATGAACCCAATGAACGACGCATGGACGCTCCTGAAAGGCAACCCCGCTATGCGTGATGCGCAAGGGCGAGCCATCAACCACCCTGCTGCTATGGTCTACGAAAGCCTTGCGTCGAGGTTGCAGGACGAACGGCGCGAAAAGCACGGTGGGAAGCCGGGGCTGCTCGCAACCGCCGAGCGTCGAGCGACCGGCTCGTATCGCAGGAAGCACTTGGGCGAGGAATTGTCTGATATGGCGGAGCGTATGCGCAAACCAACTCGTCAGATGAAAATCAGGAGAGACTTGGAGCGCGGAGGCAATCCAACCTTTGCCAACCTACGGATTGCTCAGCAAATGGACCAAGAGGACAAGAAGCGTTTGAGCGATATGCGACAGGACGCAAGGGACGAAACGAGTCACGAAATGGCGCAGGGCAACAGGTTCCCTGAGGCTCCCAACTACGGCGTTGAGCGGCAACAGATGTGATAGCGTGAAGGAAGCGCTGCAGAAGAGCATGGCTTCGGCCACACGCGACTTCATCATGCAGGTGCGTGAGCACAGCGTCTTCGGCGAACAAGGACGCATCTTCCTCGACGCAGCAGCGATGACTTACGGAGCACACGTCGAAAACGGTAAAATCGTCGATGCGCGCGGCAACGTAATCGACGAGATGCACCCAGACTACACCGCTATCGTCAACATGGCGAAGAAGCAAGCGCGCGCTGAGTCGCCCATCGGGAGGGATTTGATTGGCCCTTGAATCCGTTGAACTCATCAAGAAGATTCTGACCGACAATTGGAATCGAGGCAACACCACTCAGCGAACGCCCGTCGTTGAAGACATCACTACCGTCGAGGCAGGGCGGGGCAAGCGTTTGGACCTGACGAGCAAGGATGCTATCCTGCTCTACGAAACAGTTCACAATGAAGAGCAGCCTGAAGTCTTCTACGACTTCGTGCACACCCGAATCAACGTCACCGTGGACGCGCGCACAATGCAGGGACGCGCGCACCTGATGAAGATGGAAGACGAAGTTCGTCGCATCGTGCACAGCAAGCGAAAAGGAGACGGCGCCAACTTCGACCGCCTCCTCTATAAATTGCGCACCGACCTATCAGACAGGACTAAGCGCTTACATAGGATGACCTTCCAAGTGGAAATCGTTATCTTCAGCGAACTCATCGCGTGAAACAGCAGGGGCGGAAAGCATGGCATCAACGGTCTACAAAGGCGACCTCTCAGAAGTGACCTTCGGCAAAGAGTGCGGCTTCGTCTTGAGGCACGGTTCTTTCGGTGGACTCGTGTTCACCGTCGACGGCAGCGACCGCAACAAGTTGAACTTCAGCGGCGCGTCTACAGGGTTCTTCGACTCCTCGTCGAACCTCAAATATCCCAAGGGGATGCTCGTCGGTAGCGAGTTGCGCATCATTGGTGGCGGCTCATTCAACCTTGACGACCACGCCACTACGGGCAACTCCTACACCATCGTCGAGAACCGAGGCACGACGCTCATCCTCGACCGTGACCTGAAGGAAGCGTTGGCTCAAGCGTCCAACGCAGGCGACGAACTTCACATCGTGACGGTCGCAACCCCCACCATCGACACAGGGATGACCTACCACGCCAACGCCATCTCAGCCGATGAGTCGGTGCTTACCGACCAATTCATCGGTCTTGCAGCCACCGTTGCGCTTCCCGAAACCAAGGTCGAAGTGCGCCGTTCTCACATCGTTGGCGTCGGTCGCGACGTGGTGATTCAGGAGCCGCAACGATTCTCCAACACCGGCGGCTCATTGGAGACAATGATGAACAGCGCGCGTTGGCTCTACTACTCACTCGGTCGCGAAGTGGTCGATATTCCAACCACCGTCATGACCGACCCAAGCGGGCACACTAAGTTGGACATCGCGGCGGGCGACACCTTCGTTGCATACACCGGCACCATGAGCAACGAACCTGCCCCCGGAGACTACATCATCATCGCAGACACCACCGCTGTTGACTTCCCACGCGACCAACCCGCTGCGTCCTCCAAGAAGTGGGGTGCTGACGGGACAGGGACCGACATGGAAAACGTGGAGCGCAACGAAGCACGTCGCGTCATCTTTGTGGACAAAACGCTCACCGAGCGGCGCATTCACGTTGAGGAACCTTTCCACTTCAACCACGCCCTCGCGAACTACACCATCAAGCGCGTCAAATACGATACGGCTGCTTCCAACGGCTCACCCAATTTCGACACGACCGCGGCCAGTTTCGGCACCATTACCAACCGTCAGTCGCGCTTGCTTTTCTCTGGCGCGCATCTTCCGACCTTCACCCTTGAGTCGAGCATTCGCACGCACGATACCGGCTCGTTCAACAATTCGGGCGAAGCGGAAGCGGCACCCGGTTCAGCCAACGACAGCAAGCAACTGACGCGCATTTGGAGAGGCTGCAAAGTCAAGGACTTCAGCATCGCTGCTGATGCCGATGCCGAGGTTAAGTTGTCCATCAACTTCGATGCCCTCTACTGCTACACCGACACGGGTCGCCTTGAGGACTCCAACAAGGGCGACCGCTACACCGCCCACCGCATGTTTGAGAACACAGCGAACAGCGCGCTCGACCGCAAGGTCGCGGGCATCGCACCCAACACCGAGAAGCCCTTCTTCTTCTATAACGGACAGATTTCCTCCTTCGGCGTCAACATCGCTCAGGTGACCAACTTCTCACTTGAAGGAAACAACAACACCGAAACGCTCTACACCATCCGAGGCAACAGTCAGGCTGAGTCGCGCAACACGGCAGGTGACTCGCTTGAGCAAGTGCCCTTTGGTGGTTCGCGCAACGCCAACCTCATCATCGAGAAGGCGATGGAATACAGCATGAGCATGACCGTCATCGCGTCTGACCCACTCATCTGGCACGAGTTCCGCACCAACCGCGTCCACAACTCAACCGAACCTATCACGCTGACGCTGACCAAGGCCGGTGCGGGCAACAACCGCGAAGAGGTCATCGTCGTTGTCGACGACTACATCATCACCGAGGCGCCCCTGCCCATCCCTGAGGACAAAGGCGTCATCAAGAGCGAGTTGAAGATTCAACCAAAGCACGTTCGCGTCATCTCTCGCGACGCGTTCTTCCATATGTGAGGTGAGTAAATGAACGTGATGAAGGCTGCGTGGGCGTTGCTCAAGGCTAACCAAAACCAATGCCGTCAGCCTACAGCGACGGACCCTGAGTCGGGTCGCTACTACTACTGCACCCTCCCTGAAGGGCACATGGGCGCGCACAACGCTGAAGGACAGGCTCAGCAACATACTCCGTCGATGGGCCACAACCCATTCGCTGAAGACTCGCCGGAGAACAACCCGCCGGTGAGGTCTGAAGCCGACTTTTCAATTGATTAAGGTGAGCAAGATGAATCCAATGAACGACGCATGGGGCCTTCTGCGAAAGGGCATGTGCAAGGCTGACGACTGTAAAGGCTGCAAGAACTGCAAAGACTGCCCCAAGTGCAAACCGGAAGGTTCGACCTGTGAGAAGATGGGGTGCGCTTGATGAAGCGCAGCATGCACCCCGGCGGCTACCGCCCTCTCCGCAATCGCGAGGCTCCCGAGCCTATGCTTGAGGAAGAGGTGTTCAACCCCGAAGGTGCTGCGACCGACGGAAACCCGTTCCCTGAACCTCTCCAATCCGAAGAAGTCCCTGTTGAAGTGGACGCACCCGATTACTCTTCGATGACGGTCGAAGAACTGCGCGCGCTATTGCGTGCTCAGGAATTGCCCGTCAGCGGAACCAAGGCGGAACTCGTTGCCCGCCTGTCTGAACCCGAGGCCCCCTCTCCCGAGGCAGCCGAAGGAGCGGACGCCGTTCCCTCTCCCGAGGCCGCGGTAAGTGACGAACCCCAAGAACAAGTGAGTGAGAACAATGCCGATAGCGGACCTGAACAGCCTGATGGTGAGCAGCACAGCGACTGAACACGAAATCAGAGTGAATGAAGAAGACGAAGAAACCGTGATGCGCGTCTGGGTGAAGGAACTCTCCTTCATGCAAATGCAAGAAGCGGTGAAGACGTTCGTGAACATCACCGCCGCAGGAACCGTCGACATCGACCTCGCGGCCTATTGGAAGTTCATGTTCGCCGAGGCCATCGACAAGACTGAGCCACGTCTGACCATTCCGCAGATGCTCTCGCTCAAGCCTTTCGTGGCAACGCAAATCACCGCCCTTCTCCCGCAACCGACTGACCTCATGGCGTCCCCTTTAGCGGGTGGGTTGAACGAGTAGACAGCGTCTACACGTTCATGCGCAAGCCAACGAACGACGTCGACATGATGCTCTCTTCAGCCGCCTACTTCATCGCCAAACACTACGGATTGAGTCTGCCGGAGGTGTGGAAGATGAACATGCGCGAGTTTGAAGAATCGTTTGTTTGGGCGAGCGCTGCCGAACGAGTCAAGGCGGAGGAGATGGAGAAAGCAAGCGGTGAGTCCAAGAGCAGGACGCGCGTAGCATCAACACACGGAACCATGCCGTTCAGCAATTGAGGTGAAACGATGAGCGACCTTCAAGCGATGCAGGCTGAGGTGCAAAGTCTCAGCGCCACCGTCGAGCAAGCCCTTGCCATCTACGGCAAAGCGAGTCAGCGCATGGGCGTGGTCGAGAAATCGGTCGTGCGGATGAAGTTGGCCTTCCGTAAGAACCCACTCATCAAAACCATCGGCAACGTCGCTATGATGGCGAAGGGCTTCACCGATTTGTCGAAGCGCGTCGCCCACTCGACGCTGATGAGTCGGGACGAGAAAGATGCGATGGACAAGAAAATGACGGTGATGCAGAAACTGACGAAGAACATGATGCTCTTCGGAGGCGTTGCGAAGATGAACAACAAAATCTTGCTTATCGCTAACAATCGCTTTACGCGTCTCATCACAGTTTTGTTCTCCATGATGAGCGTTTTCCTCATCGTTGGTTTCGGCCTCGCCGCGCTTAGCATCGCTATGGACGGGGCAGCGTCACCAGTAGTGACGATGACGGAAAACATGGGCGCGCTTCACGACGCAGCCCAAGGCTTAGTGCTCATTCTCACAGGGGAGGGAGACGAGGAAGGTGCAGCAGCAGCCTTCGACATCCTTGCAGCAGCAGCGCTGACGGCAGGGGTCGCGTTCACCGTCTTCAGCGCGCCTGTTGCCCTCGTCATTGGGGCAGTTACAGCAGCGGTCGGTGTGTTTCAGTTGGTCAAGGCNGAGACAGGCAACATGGTCGTTTCCATCATGGCCGGTGTTGGCTCTTTCCTTGCGCTCGTTGGCGTCGGTCTGATGTTGAAGTTGATGTTCACGAACCTGATTGGAACCACGTCGACCGCCGTCATAGGTTCCGTGAGCGGTATCTTGGCCGGAATTGGTTTCGTTCTTGCAGGAATCGCAGGCTTGGTTGCGTTTGCGATGGGAGCCGGTGAAGGAATCAAGGCGGTGGCGCTTGCTGTAGGAAGCGCAATTCTGATTGCGATTGGAATTGTGCTTGCAGGTATCGGGTTGCCTATCGCTGCAGCCGTGGCAGGAATTGCTCTCGTCGTCGCCGTAGTCGTGCGCAACTGGGACGCCATCAAGAACACGCTCGCGGCAGGATGGAACTGGGTCAAATCCACAGGGGTAGCGGTCGGCTCCTTCTTCAGACGAGGCATCACCGCCATCTTCACTTTCAGGCGAAACCTCATTCAAGCGCTTATGGGAATGCTGACCACCGCAGGCTCAAACATCCGCAGGTGGTTAGGCAACCTCGCGCGCAACATCGGCGATTGGCTCGGCAAGCGTAAGGACCAACTCGTCGCTCTACCGGGCACCGTCAAAGACGGATTCTTGACGGCGATGAGGAACATGCTCAACGCCATCATCGGTGTCTACAACGACTTCGCTGCAGGCATGCAGTTCGACATTCCTGAGTGGGTGCCCAAGATTGGCGGTCAGGTGTTTGAACTGCCCGCCATCCCCATGCTCGCCAAGGGCGGCATCGTCAGCAAGCCGACCCTCGCTATGATTGGCGAGGACGGTCCTGAGGCTGTCGTGCCGCTTAGCAGCAAGAACAATCCCGGCGGCGTCGGGCTTGGCGGTGACGTCACCGTCAACATCAACGTCGCAGGCGTCACCGACAGGACAGACAAGAAGGAACTTGCGCGCGAAATTGGCGACCTCATCCGGTCTGAGATGACGCGCAGCGGACGTTCCTTCGGCAACAGGAGGTCTGCAGTATGACGAAGGTGCGGCTCATCCGCAACGACGGCGGCATTTTGACGGTGGACTCAACGGGCTACAGCATCAACGTGACGCGCAGCGTCCCCGTCATGCCCGTGCCCGTGCTCGCTGAACGCTACGCGGTCGACATCAACATGGTGAGCGCCGACATCACCCTCGACGTCATCCTTGCCGATGACGATTCAAGCGCCCCGTCACTCGACGTAACAGGTGCTACGGCCTCAATCGACTTCGGGGTCAAGCAGGACAACAGCGGCGGGGACCACCCCTTCCTGCTTACAGGCGACGGTGGTGACCTTACCGCTGCTGACCTTAACAACCTCTTCTTTGAGATTGAGACGTTCTACACATCAGAAACCACAGCGCGCAAGCCTATCCGCATCAAGTTCAACAGCGGGACAGGTTCCCACTCCAAGACGAGCAACCCGCCCGTGACCACGGTGGGCATTCAGGGCATCACGACAGGCGCTGCTCTCGCTTCGGCCATCAAGACAGCGCTTGAGGGTGCTACTGGACAATACACCGACCAACTCACAACAGCGGGTGGAACCAACTTCACCGACGCCATCACCATGTCTGTCGGGGCCGGATATAAATCGGCGGCAGGCAACGCGAAGTTGACGTTCACAATGGTCGAGAAGGGGTTCAAGGGGAACAACTTGACCCCATCGTTCAGCAAGGATTTCGGCAGCAAGACTCCGCTACATCTGACGTTCAGCGGCGGCGCCGACAAACTGACGCGTAGCGCAGGCGACAAGTTGCAGGACCTCATCGCTTTCATCGGCAACGCAAGTCTTGCAGGAGCATCGGGGCGAGCGCTCGGCGGACCTGCTGACCCCGACGACCCCAAGTCGCTCATCGCAGCAGACGTCAGCATTGGGCGTGCGCAGACCAAGGACTACATCGTTGGGCTGCAACTACCCTACAACTCCATCATCACTTCAACGTCCGCAAACGACGACTACGTTGAGCGAAACTTCACCATCATCACCGGTCGAAGTTCAGCAGATGCGCAAGGGTCGGAAGCGAACACGCTGAATGTGTCGACCGTGTTCGATGCGACCAACCCCTACACGGGCATCAGCGGAACGGTGACGTCCATGTCGTTCAACTACCGAGCGGGCGAAAACATCTACGAGGGTCGTCTGACCTTCATGCCTATCGACTTCATGGTGGGGACGTGAATGGCGGTTATTGGGCAAACCAGTCACGCGCTCTTCTTCAACGGGGTGAGCGACAGCGTTGTCTGCCCGCAGGGTGATTTCACGCAGACCGGCAACAAGCGCGTGCTCAACGGCACAGATGCGCGCTCGTCTGCTTCCGTCATTCAAGAGAGCGATGGTCACCGGTTGGCTACAGGTGACGCTCAGTCCCTTGACCAATTCACCGTCGAAGCGTGGGTCAGCCCTGACTGCGGTGGCGTTATCGCAAGCAAGGGCGGCATGTTTGAACTGCGCATGGGGAGCATCAACGCCCCTGCTGCTGCCTCGTTTTCGGTCACGTTCACCGACGGAGCAACGAGCATCGCCCGCACCGCGGTCAACTACCCAACCGCTGCCGACTCCTTCGTTGCGAACAACGTCGACTATAACGTCGGTCAGCGCGAACTCTACCACGTTTCTGGCGAGTTCAACGGGAAAGAGGTGCGCCTCTACATCAACGGCGAACTCATGGCCGCTGAATCGCTTGGTAAGCGATACCGATGCAGCGTCAACGACCAAGACCTCTTCATCGGTGGTCGCGGTGGAGAATACCGAGGCTACATCGAGTCGGTGCATTGGAAGAGCGATGTGGGACAAAGTGGCCTACGCGCGCAACCGTGTGTTCGCTCAACGAGCACGCTCGGGCTTTGGCGCTTTGAGGAGCCGGTCGAGGTCGACGCCGAGGTCTTTCACATCACGTCCAACGTAGCAGCGGGCGCAACTTCCATCACGATTGGTGCAACTGCGTGCCAGACCCTCTACGAAACCGTGAGCGGTAAATCCGACACGCTGAGCACCAACTACACGCCTGAGAGTTTGGGCAACTACCGCGTCGCAAACGCTGCGCACAGCGGTGGTGCGCAAGTCATCAGCGTCGCGCACACTTCGTTCAACCTCGTCATCAACCCTACAGGGACCGACATCAAGACAGGCATCCCGAACGCTTCACCGCCGGAGCGCGTGCGCCTCAAGAGCATCAACACGAACGGCACCATCACCGTCGACAGCATCCACCTCGACTTCACCGTCTCCACAGATACAGGCTCGCGCGGTGTTCTCCACGCGCGCACCGCGTTCAACACGAGCAACAATCACGCCAACGACTCGACGATGGTGCTCGTTCGTTCGGACCTGCTCATCGACAGCATCTCGGGCAAGCCTTTCCAGTCCATCGGCACAGGCAGTCAGGCCATCGACCGGACAGGTGCGATGGTGATTGACGAAAGCGGCAACGACTTCCACGGCTTCATGTTCTCCCGCACCATCGCTACGGGAAACAACTTCTCGCCTGCTTCGTGGACCATCCACGAGCGATTCAAGAGTGGACACACCGGACGCCACATCTTCACACAGCAGAAGGGTCATCCCTACCTTCGCTTCCTGCCTCCTGTCTCTGAGCAGACGGTGACCCGAACCATCGACGGTATTGCTGATGACGTGTTGGTATCCTTTGCAGGTAGTCACGTCGGACTCAAAGAGCAACTGCCCATCAACAGCAAGGTGGCCGTCACGCACACGACGTTGACCGCACCTGCGTCGCGCATCGTCACGTCTGCAACTACGAACGGACTGGTGCGCAACGGACTCGCCTCGATTGACGCGCACCGTGACGGCGTCATCGCTATTTCTGTTGACGACATCACCCCCTTCTTGCTCAAGGGCGGCGGCATCGACGTTAGCAGCACAACGGACGCTGCCTACAGCAAGCACCTGACTCCTGAAACAGAGTCGCGCGTAGCCATTCTTGAAGTGTCGGGGCTGACGGCGGGCTACGTCGAGATTCACTACAACGCGGTGGATTTGACGGGCGGCAAAATGGGACTCAGCAACCCCGCTTTGCTCATCACAAAGACGGTGCCTGACGGCGGCGCGCTTCTCGACAGCAAGCGAGTGGCTGCTCACATCGCAGATGCTGTCGGAGCCAACGCCACCATCCACGCCCCCGGCGGCGCCATCTACATCCCATCATCAGAAGTTGGCGATGCGCGCGCAGTTCTACGCCCGCACCACTTGGTGGGCGACAATGCGGGCGGAATTGACTACGAGGAAGATTTGGACGAGTCGCGCATCCCGTCGAACTACACGCCGAGGAGCACCGGAGACGAGCCTTCTGCGCCCCCTCAGGGCGTCGGAACGTCCTCGCACCCCTCAGCCTACCACCTCTTGCATTTGCAGCCAAGGAAGCGCGGTGCAAGCGACCCTCCTGAGAACTCACTACCTGACCACTACCAAGAGTCGCAGCAGTTCGCGTCACAGAAAGGTGGCGCATTTGAGTTGTTCGACATCATCGACAACGACGTCGACGGTGACTCGTTGCTCTTCGTGGTGCAACCGTCCAAGCGTGAGCGCACGATGCAGTTGAGCCGAGCGACCGCGTCTACGGTTGACTCCACCGACCCGACCCACTTCACCATCGAGTTCGTGCAGTCGACCTGTCGCATCACGTCAATGCAGGTGCAGGACACAGGGGCAGGGCGAACTCTCTACATGGAAGGAAGTGGGCTGATGTCCGACATCGCTGACCAAACCGTTGGCTACAGCGGTGACGGCAGTCCTGACTCACACATCGTCAAGGAAATCCAACCCGGCGCGCCGGTGGTTTCAGTCACGCTCGGCGGACCCGGACAAGGCGCGGTCAACACGAAACCGACGTGGGACCCTGCGTCGCTTGCTCGCGTAGGGTGGAACACGCGTCACGATTGCTCCGTGCGCATCACAGACACAGGCACCAACACAATCGACGTGATGGCGTTGAACAACGAATCTGTTGCGCTGTCGTCATGGGCGACATACTGCTTCCCGAGTTCAGGCCGCGTCTATCTGTCGAATGGTGCAAGCGCAAAATACGACAGTCGAACGGGCATCCGCTTCACCTTCCCATCTTCGCCCGCAGAAGGCGACTTCCTTCTGCCGAACGGGCACAACGCAACCTTCAGCGATTGGGTCACCGGAGCCAAGGTTGAGCGAGGCGTCTTGCTCCACGTTGACCCTGACTTCGACTCAGCGTCTATCTGCGCCGACGGCACGACGGTCAACGACCGCCTGTTCCAATCCATCGGCTCGGTGCAGCACGACTACCAGTTGGGCACGCAATACGCAAGCACTCGCTCACTCGTTGAAATCCCACTCTTCCCTCAGCAGTTCTTTGAGGACCGCGCAGCAGGAATTTTCCCCGGCCCCGACAACAGCATGAAACTCCACATGGACGCGACGCTGACCGCACACAGTTGGAATCCGACACCTGTCGGAAGGCGCGCACCAAACTACCCGGCCAATGACTACGAGGCGTTCGGGCAGTTCCAATACCGCCTCGCCAACAACCTGCCTATTCGCGCGACGGTAAAGCGCTACGACCAACGAGGGAGCAACACCATCCTCTATGTGCAAGAGGGTGGCGCGCGTATTCCTGATTCTGACCTTGACGCAGCAGCGACGTTGCGTGGCGTCAGTCAGGGGCTGACGCGGCGCGTCATTCTCGGTAACGGTGAGTGGTGCTACTACTCAGCCGCAACAGCCACGCAACTGACGCTGAGCAACCTCGACGGACACTACAGCGAGAACTTCTTCTCATCATTATCTCAAGGTTCTCAGATTATCGTCGGTCAAGTTCCCGACGGAAAAAATGCTCCATTGACCGGTGACGTCAACTACGCATCATCGGGGCAGGAATACCGCAGACCGTTCTACTATGACCGAGGCAGCGTGATGACGCAAGGCGGCAACCTCGACTACGGATTGCGGCAATACGTCAGCGCCATTGAGTTCAAGGCCGGTCCTCTCGCCAACCCTCACCTACCTCGCATTGAATCCAAAGGCGCGCGCATCGAACTTGTTACCCTCAAGACGGGTCAGACGTTCTACTTCGTCGGTGATTTGCCGAAGGGGCATTTGCCAACCAACTACGAGTTTGCTGCAGTCAACGAGGCGACCGGTAGGAAATACACCATCACCTACAACTCGTCAACGGCTGAAAACGAGATGACGCTTGCGGCACACCCCGTCCTCGACAACTCCGCTCCAAGCCTATCAGCGGGTGATGTTCTCAGCGTCATGGGTGTCTACGCCAACAGTCCTACGCAGTTCCCAATCAAGCAACCCGACGGCATCGCGAACGCGACATGGAATAACCCCTACTGCCCCGGTGGTCTGCGTTATGGCGACACCGTGTGGATGAACATGCACTACACCAACCCTCACGCCATCGAGGGTATGTTCTGTAAGTCACGCGGAGTGCTCAACGAACATGAGGTATGGCGTGGGTTTAACGGCGGCAAGGGGGCACTCGGCACGGAAGCGCGCGACACGCTTCCGTTGGAGAACTACCTCATTGGCAACACTTGCATTGAGACAGCAAGGAACTTCGTGCAGCACGTCAACAAGACCATCGACCTCAATTGGACAGAACTTGGTCACAGCACCGACCCTCCTGTCGTCGCGTTCCTCGACCCATACCTCAGCACAGAACAGCACGCACGCGTTCTCCTGTATGACGTCGCGCATGACCGCGAGTTCATCGCGTTCCATGACCTACAGATGCAAGTTCAAACGAGCGCCGCAACGCCGACGATTGAGGGGTTGGACGTGGCTGCAGGCTTCAAGACCCAAAGGAAAGACAAGGCTACCACGTCATCAACGCACACGGAAAGCATCAACAGCGTCAACTATAACCTGCTAAAAGAAGAAGGAAAGTCTCGTTTCATCGAAGGGGGCTACGCCCACCGAGCATGGTATCTGATGGACGAAGCCTACCTGAGCACCAATCTCGGACGCACCTATGTTCGCAAAGGTCGTCAGACTGAACACTACGTTAAGTTTGGAGAGGAGACGGCGGAGTTTGGTCAGGGGCGTGTCTCTCAGTCGGTCATCGCTATCGACAGCGCACAGACGCGCCATGCTGAAACCATTCTCAACGCTGACTCCGAGAAGATTGTCGACGGCGCAGCAGGAGCCTACCAGTTCAGTTCAACCTTCTTCGACACTCCTGACGGCACTCGCGCCATCTCCGCTTTCCTGTGCCTCAAAGGAAAGCGCGCATCATTCAACGTGCTCACCAGTCACTACGAAGACAGGCTGCAGCACCTGCCTCATTGGGAGCAAATGGAGTTCGTGCGCCGACTCTCGGTTGACTTGGGTGAGGTCGGTCTGCGGGAAGGTGTGACCGACATTGAGGCAGCAGCCCGAGAGGTCGTGCGACTCATCAACCAAGCAGGTGCTCCTAACGGACGTAGCAGCCAACGTCGTCCGTCTGACCAGTTCCCCGGCGAGGGTGAACGCTTCGACATCAATCGACGTGCTGTTAGCGCCGGTGGTGGAGGCTTTGAGCCAACGGACGCAACGGCTGCGCATCACCATGCTGACTTCGCTGTGACGGGTTCAACACACGACCCTGCACCGTTTTGGATGGACAATGCGTTCACATCATTCGACCGTGGTTCGCACATGGGATACATGCGCGCGCACTTGGGACGAGTCGTTGAGGATGCTGAGGGCAACGAGGGATACAGCATCGTCATTCACTCAACGGTGCCGGGTGCNAGCGGTCGCAACTTCTGCGTGTGGCTCGACAACAGCAAAGGACAGTCGGAGTATAAGCCGCAGTTCCTCATCGGACACGGCGGGCGATTCAGGAACTTCTTCTGCGCACCGCCCGAACTTGCCGGGGAGAACATGCACCCTGCTCCGATGCCCATCGACAAGAACGGTCGTCCCTTCGCGCCCATCACGACGCTGCGCGAATACGTTGCTTTGGATGAAGCGTCTGACGAGTTCGTCACAAACCTACACCTTGGCTACCACGCTGACTACAACACCACCATCTCAGGTGAGGAATCGCCGAACACCGGAGCAACCACCGGACGCTCCTCAAACAGCGGTGCGATGGAGTCCTTTGAGAATGCAGGGCAGAAGTTCACCATCCGCGAAGGGTTGCAGGTTGGAACGCGTGCAAAGGCGCGCGTCAACTTCGGCGGCATCGTGGCTGCAGGTGTGCCCGGTTTCGCGCCGGACGCAGGCATTTGGGGCTTCGGTGAAGACGGCAAGAGCAGCGGGCGCTTTTCGTCGGTCTACGGTCAATATCTCGCAACCACGGACACCTACTACGCCAACTACCCCTATGCGCCTGCTGCGCAAATTAGCGACGAATCCGTAGGCACACAACGCCTCTACGGGTTGAAGATGGTGGACCATCGCGGCAAGTCGCACATCCTGCGCTACATCTATCGAAAAGAGGGTGAGTCATTCTCGCACCGAAACTCGGTGATGCCGAGCACCATTGATGAAGAGACGCTCATCTATTTTGACGACCGAGACGTTGCGCAAGGTGGCTTCACCCTTGGTGCGCACATGTGGGGCGAAGGCGGACAAGGCACGCCGTTCTTCTACACGGGAACATCCGACAGCCAATGGCGCGGAAACAAGTGGCGCGGCGTCTACACGCCCAACGCAGGCTACGCCGTCACCGTTCACTCAGACACGGTCGCCAAAACAGGCAGCGACTACGACAACCCAAACACGCTCATCTTGCACAACGCAAGCGGCTACGGGTATCACAACGGCGGAATCTGGCACGCGCTTCCTGATGTTGATGACGTGCTCGGGTGGATGGGCTTCCCCGACAGCGGTTTGGTCTGGCTTGCCATTCCATCTTCTACGAGCCAATACAACAACGTAGGCGTCGTTTTCTCCTACACGTCACGCACGCACAAAGGGCGAGGCGGTCAGCACGCGTTCTTCGGTTTGGAAGGCGTCAACGCAAACGACATGGAACAATGGTTTGGCACGGTCGCAGGTGGCGCTGCGAAGCGTGGCCCAACTTCTGTGTCCAACGGTGCCACCCCGGTGATTCTCAGCCCCTTCCTCAATCAAACCACCATTGTGACCGACGAACTCATCGCTGCGGCTACCGCATACGCGTTCACCGTCGACCCCAACGAAGAAGACCAATACTTCGACTGCAGTCATCTGCGCGCGCCAGACGGTCGCACCTATGAAGAGTGGCTTGGTGAGAATGCAAAGACAGCGGTGCGCGTCAGCACGTTCAACAGCCAGAAGCAAGTCGTGCCGTTGCGCTCGATGTTCTCTGTCTCGTTGTCGAAGGATTGGGGTATCAGCGCGAGCACAAAGGAGCATGACTTGGTATCCGCTTCTCACGGCAGCGGTGGTCAGTTTGGTGGTATCAAACCAACGCAAGAACTCAACGCTATCCTTCTCGACACGGGTTACCTTCCAAGCACGCTGCTGACCGTCACGACGCGATTCCGTGGGAACAACGCCAACACAGCCACGCCCATTCTCGTCGACCAAACCAACAACGCAGTCGACACTTCTGATTGGCAAAAGCACCTACGCGGCGACAAATTCACGCGTTTCGAGAGCGACCACATCACGCCTGCGCTTGAAGCGGTCACGTTCCAAATGGACGGTGTGTCGATGCCCGGAAGCGACAACGACACATACCAAATCCAAGCACGCGACCCTCATCACTTTGCGGTCCTCGGTCGACAATACGCATGGCAGTTGCAGCACATTTCGGGCGGAAGCAACCACGGCCAAGACACGAACAACGAGTTCAACGGAGCCATCGACGGCTCGTGGTCACCCTTCAAGCGATTGGACGTTGACGAAGACACCTACATCTTTTGCGCCGCGCTCAGTTCTATCGCTGCCCCAACCACAGTCGCATCACGCTTGTTTGCTTTCCACCACAACGACGGCAAAGGCTCGTTCCGAACGAGCATCACCTCGACAAGCATTCTGCAGCGTTTCAAGTTCGTCAACGACATCCAAGGAATGCGCTTGCGCGCAAACAGGAGAGGCAACCCCCTGCTCTATTTCCGTGGCGCGCACGACAGCGTCGACCATCACATTCCACTCTACTTCGGCGGCGGCTTCAGCGGCGTCGTGATGGACGTCAACGACGGGTCGCGCGTCGATTATTCTACGCATAACAAGCACCCCTACGCAAGTGGCCCTACAGGAAGCGCAGGGTTGCAGAACGTCGGTGAGAACATGGGCGCTTATGCACTCATCGACACGGCTGCGATGTTCGCCATGTTCCCCGCTGCACCGTTGATGAATCAACACCGCGGAGAACCAACACCACCTTTTGCCAACTCCGACGCTGTGCTCAACACGGACATCGACGGCAACACAAATACGCACACAATCCCAAGCACGACCTACACGAACGTCAAGGTCGCCAAGCCGGTGCCCGTCATCCTCCGGTTTGCTCACCCATACGCGCGCTACACAGATTCTGCAAACAGCGTTGCCTACATGATTTTCGGACCGGGTCAGGCCGTGCCCAAGCATTGGCGAGGAGAGAGTTTGGCCGTGACCACGTCGGTCGAGCCGTCAGCAAAGTGGACGGCTGCGGCGAAGAAATACTGCAGTCTCGACGGGGCGGTGGGCACCACGTTCAACCAAGGCAACGAGGCAGGCTACTTCCTCCCGAACGAACTCAGCAACACAACGCTCGACAGCGGTGCCGACCAATTCCTGCCGATGGTGGACGCGTATGGGGCGACCAACGTCTTCCCCTACGAGACGTTCCGACATTGGGAACCTGCTTACGGTTCGCCGAACACGGACTTCAACCTCGCCTCGCCGGTCAACGGTCGCTATGTGAGCAACCACTTCTACACACCGACCGCCACCCTGCCTTCGGCCTCAAATAAATACGCGCACCCCTTCTCTTTCTACGGAATAACGAGGCGTTACGCGGGAGGCATCACCGACTTCGCTCTCAGCAAACTCATCTTCCATCTTGATGGCGGCTACACGGCAGGTGGTTCATGGTTCGACAACGGCGTAAGAAAGAACGCGCCGCATCCTGTGACTGCAAGCCTCGTCAACTCAGCAAACACAGCGATGACGCACATCGAACGCTTGGGGCTTAACGCTACGATGTTCCGCGTAGGCTCCTATGTGCTGACGGACTATGACGCNACGCTTGCTGACTCAAACATCCCTGACGACGTCTTCCTGATTGACGCGACNCGATGCCAGAATGCGGAAGAGTTGGCGGCGGTCGTAGCCTCAGCCATCAACACCTACCCCGGTCGCTCCAACCTCAAAGCATTGGGTGGCTCATTCTTGCCCTCCTTCCAAGACGCGCAGCGTCAAGACCGCTACGGTTGGATTGACCTTGGTGCGGTTGTCGACGGCAACTACGACGACACCAACGGGCTGCTGACTATCCCTGCGGGCCTACCACTCACGCTGCCCGAAAATGGTTGGCTGCGCGTTAGCAACGGCACAGATTCCTACTACGGCTACTATTCTCACTACGACCAAGGCAACGGTGTCTTTGTTCTTGGGAACAACATGTGCTCCAATCAAACTCGGTTGGAGGACCCGACAACAGCGGCGGCAGTCACCTCCCTCGGTAGCAACTTCAAGGCGTTCGCGTGGTCAAAGGCGGGCAACCTGCGGTGGGACAACGGCATTCAGGCTGCGCTTGAAGGCACGCGCACAACATCAGCAACGTCGAGCGGGCAAATGTCGAACAGCCCCTTCGACCACTTTGCGACGACCCAAGTTCACTTCAGCGGAGTGACTGATGCAATCGACAGGACGCGCGCCGTTGGAGCGGTGGGATGGAGTGGTGAGCGCTATTCCTACTTCAACAGCCTCAAGGTTGTGGACAACAGCAACAACCGCCTCGCCTCAGGACTGGGTGCATGGCATCCATCCCTCGGTTTCAACCCATACGGGTCCGCACTTGGATGCCACCAAGCAGGCAGCATTCAATGGGTGTTGCAGACCGACAGCGCTGAGAACGCTGAGGCTGACTGGGTCCCCAAGTCTGCCTCGCACGACGCGACAGGACTACATCAACGCCACTTCCTTGTCGTTTCCTACGAGGGTGACCTCCCTATCATCGCCAAGTCTTGGCGAAACGGACAGGAAGCATGTGGCGACATGCTGCAACTCAAGTGGGGTGGGACTGCTGAGGGCGGCACCGTTCTTGCCTATCACAACGACCGCTTCAACACAGACCGCTACAGCGCTGAATCAAACGCAGGTCCGCACGTCGAAGCGTTGCACGACGTCACCATCACGAAACCTACAGACGCGTCTCCTCTGTTCACGACAGGGGCGAGCACCGGACTTGCTCAGATGGAAACCTGCCTGTTCCCTACGGGCGACCTCTTCTTCGACCAAGAGGAGAACCCTAACGTCTCCAACTATCCGAACGACAATCTGTTCGACAGCGAGACAGCGAAGGTCAGCATGAGCGGCTACACGTCTTACTCCGACCACCGAGGAGACATCTTCGACTACTGGAAGGACCGCGTTGCCGCGCGCAACTTTTTCGTTGAGCACGTCGTATGGAAGCGGATGAGTGGCGGCAACCTCACAATGCCTGCTCAAAACGCGCGCGGCCTTGGGGCCATCCCGTGGACTGTGCACAAGGTAGGGAGTGAATACGTCCGCTTTGGAGAAACCATCTACGGCAACGTGCGCTTCTCGTTTGAAACGACGAACGCGGCGATGTATCCCATCATCCAAGCACAAGAACTCGCGCATCCTTCTCTCGCTGAACAATTCCCCTACGAGGTGCGCAACGCACTCAGCATCCCAAACGAAGAGATGCAGTTCAGTTCCATCATCGTCACGGACGACACCGGGCAACAGCACACGCTTGAGGGCGGCTCTCCGCTCGGCGTCGTCATTCGGGACTACGAGTTGGTTCACGACCGCGAAAACGAAGGCTTGGCTCCTGCTTTGGCAGGTAGCGGCACGTCGCCCAACATGAAGATTCAACTACCCAACCACGACGACATCCCCGGCAACATCCTCGTCCGCTCTGGATTCGACCGACTGCAAGCCTATCAGCACGAAACGATGGGTAGCGGTGGATTGCAGCACCCGTCGCAACCTGCAGGTGAAGTCCTAACGAATTTCCAAGCAGATGCGGGGCGACCTCAAACCGCACCACGTTGGGAGCAGACAGGCTATGAGCACATCAATCAGAACCCCAATCAGTTCCCCGACAGCACCAACTCCTTGCAGTCGCAGAACCCGCTTGAGACAGCGTATGAACCACACGACCGCGCGCTCTACTTCCACGTCACCAAGATGGGCTACACCTACACGGAGCGGGAGCCAATGCGCATCATCAACAACGCGATGACGCGCAACGCTCTCACAGTCACGGCGGTTGGAACCAACACCATCACCGCCAACGCAACCATCACCGCAGACATTTGGAAGCAAGACGGCACTCCCGATGGACGCTATTTCCTAAGCATCAACGGCACGATTGCGTCTTTCACCGACGTCAGCGGTTCCAACTTCACCGGTGTTGTTTTTGCACCGGACTTCTCGTGGAGCAGCGGCGACACCATCAAACCCTCGTTCTATGTCCCTGCGGGTTCGACGCGCCACTTCGCAGCACGACGATTGCGTGACCACGCCGAAGTGAGCGGCAACAGCCCCGACAAACCGTTGACCGATTGGATTACTCCTACACCCGGCGTCAGTCCTGCAGCAAAGGTGCGCGCAGCCAACAAACTCACACCAATGCCGCTGCCTCGTATGGGGCACCACTACGTCACCCCGACGATGGCGATGATGCCCGGACACCTTGCGCACCCCATCTACCAACGCATCTACGAAGAAAACCGGGCGTGCTTTGGCGCTACCGACTACGACACAAGCAGGGCTGTCCCCAACTCTCTCGTTTGGTTCTCCGGCGTCACCGCACCTAACCCGCCGAGCGACATCCACGGCGATGGCTTCACGCTCCTCACAGAGACAAAGTTGCGCTTCGATGGATACGGCATCGCTGACGACAGCGCCTCATGCAACGCTGCAGGCGGACACCGTATTCAGTTGGAGGTTGGCACCAACTACAACACAGCGTGGAATTTTCCTGACCCTGCTGAGGTCGGTGCTTACCAAATCGTCATTCAGCCGAACCTCTTCAGCAAGCAGTTCATGGGCAACAACGAGAACACCACGTTTGCGTCTAACGACGCACCTGAGGACCCAAGCGGGGCCAACACCACGGTGCGCACGCTTACGGACCAAATGGTGGCGACAGTCGTTTCCCTCCAATGGGGAACGAACAGTTTCGACCTCATATTGTCGGAGGCCACAATGGCTGACGTGCGCGGCTGTGAAATCTACCTCAACGAGTTGATGCTCGACATCGACGCATCAACGCGTGAGCAGTTCACCAACATCCCCACGCTTGGGCTGAGCAACCCCTTCGGCGTCAACGCCACCTCTTCGGGAGCATTCACGCGTCGCAGTCTGCCGTATCATCCAAACATGTTCCACCGCTCCACTCCGGGCAACACCGTCACCGTGCCGTGGTGGAGTGCTGCGCTTGCATCTTCTACCATCTTCTCCTCGACGAACAACTGGAAGCGCCTTGAGCAATACCAACCCGACGACTACTACCTGTTCTGTCGTTCAACCCTTGGGGCGGTAGGCACGCAGACAACGATGCTTGGCTACCCTTCGCACTACCTCGACGTCTACACCGAATACCTCACGTCGCTGACTCCTACGGCCACGATTGAACACGGCGACCAATCGGCTGCGAAACTCTACGTCCGAAACAACACGCTCTTCCCACTCGTTGGGTTGTCCTACTACCGCCACCGCTTGACCATCACCGATGCAAGCGGGGTCGAGCAGACTGCCACTTATGTTGACCGAGGATACATCAGCGGTATTGGCTCGTCGGGTCCTGTGGTGTTCAACGGCATCGCGAACACGACAAGTGGGTTTTGGGCTGCAGCCACGCAAGGTGCTACGGTGCGCCTATCTTCGCCCTATAACAACCTCCCACCCGGCGGTGTCTACACTCAATCTGAAGCAAGTGTGGCTACGCGCAACCTACCGCAACTGCTCTCAGGAACACGCGACACCAACTCGCTGCATCTGCCAGACGCGTATCTGTGTCTTTGGCACTATAACCTCGGTCGTCCGATGACGTGGTTTTCCGACAGCCGGACAAACAAGGGCGACGCCGCTGTCGACAAGAAAGCATTCAATCACGCGCCTGAGCATTTCGAGATGGTGCACTACCATGAGTTCACTTACGCGATGAGCGATGGTCCGTTCAAGTTCAGGATGAAAGCGTGGGAAGGGCCGGGTGACGGGCTGACTGATTCCTATCCTGACGCCAACTACCCACATCAGGCAGGCACGGATGGAAAGTCGCGCAAATACCAACTGGGCGCATTCTGGCCCGGTGGTCACCGCTTTGGTGCGCAGATGAGTTCGCTGTCGCTTTACGGCACCGCGGCACCCGGATGGCGAAACAAGTGGGATGACCCCGTCATCAAACAAGTGAGTGATGCGAAAGGTTTGGTCGTCGCTGACGCTAACGTCGAGACAATGACTGAGTCAATCGACTCAGAAAGCACGAAGCGTAACGCTGGATGGGGCTACCGCATTTCCGTGCGTCAGCCGTATAACCGACCGCGATGGGCCATCAAATCCAATCAAGCCCTCCGTGACCCTCACGCCTACTACCACTACGACGCTGAAGGGCCGTTCGTCAGCAACGAGCAGACGACAGTCAACACGAACACGCAAAGCAGTTCGGGCAACTCCAACGTCACTTCCACCGCTCAACCCTCCTACGTCGGCGTCATCGAGCGACAGACCAATGCGTCTGCTCTCATCGGCAGCGACCTTAAACTGCAGCAAGTGCGATACAGCGACGGGCGCCGAATGACGAAGGGCTTCGGATGCGCGGTGCGCAACATCAGGAACCCTGAAACGGCCATCCGGCAGTTCCACGCAGACACGCCCGCAGGTCACCGCATGTCGACTGACGTCGAAGACCAACGCGTCAACCTCGCGCTTGCTCAGGCCCACTACATGGTCGATTGGTGGGGCAACACTACGGGTGAGGAAGTGCGGCGCTTCCCCGTGCGCGGCTTCGGCGTCCGCCCTTCGTGGGACCCTGAGGACGCTTATCGAGCAACCGACCGAACCAAATCGGCAGAAGCCATGTTCGATGATGCGACGCTGCGCTTCAGTCTTGCGGAGAAGACCTTCTTCGACCCCGCTACCGCAAAGCGTGTTGGTGACCGTGGTGACGGGCGCGGTGTGCGCTACCCGACCTACTTCAACGAAGATGTGCTGCAGGCCGTTAGCGAGGACCTGCGACCCTTCGGGTTGGTGCTGTCGCACCACACGAGCGAGCCTGCCTTCACAAGCGGGCTTATTCGCCCGTCGAACGTGTCGCTGCAGGCTCACGAAATGCCGCAAGGTATCAGCGCGCGTCTTGAACTCGCAGGTGATGATGGCCTGTTGAAGCGAGAAGCGAACGTCGGGACGAACGTCGAGAAGTCAAACTTCACATTCATGCAGGAACCAATTGCGAAATCGAAACCGCGTATTGGTTTGGACGCGATGACGGTGGGAGAGAACGACGGTGAGATGGGCGACAACTACGTCATCGCAAGCACCGAGGCCCACAGCCTGCATACAGACCGGCAGGTTGGTCAGCGCTTCATCTTCTCTGGTGGAGTGAGCACAGCGAACCGTGCTGTTGGAAACCTCAATTTGCATACGCTTAACCTGTCGAGTGCGAAGCAGGTTCTGAAGTTCGGCACCACGCACGGCATCCCCCCGATTGGCGGCACCTACGTTTTGGAGGTCACTTCAGACGGTGAGGCCATCAGCGACCACCTGTGGGGCGCCTCTTCTGGCGTGACGACCAATCCGTATCAGACGAGCAACCACGTCTCAACGTCATACAAGACCAACGTCAAGGACCAAACGCTGAAGTTCCTCATCCGCCCGGTGCGCGTGCTCGACAACCGGCACATCGAGTTGTTCCGAGACGACACCGCGCACGTCCTGTCGGCCACGGCAGCGGGGCGTTATGGCGTCTTCATGTATGATGCACCGAATGCGCGCGCTGCTGATTCAGCATCCTCCTATATGCGGAATACCAACCCTGCACCAAGCAACCCACCATACGCGCCTGTTTATCTGTTCAACCTCTCTTCTTCGACGAGTGCTCCCGCAAGCGTGGGTCCGCTCATCCCCGGCGCTGACGCAAGCGACTTCACGACCTCTACCACTCAGGCTGTCGCGCGCATGGTGGTGACCAACAACACGCTGCAGCATTTCCGCGGTGACGCAAGCCGTCGACAATCAGTCAAGCAGGACGACGAGCAGTTCATCCGCCTCGACTACACGGTGCAACCGCGCTACACGCAGTCGCTCTTTGCGGGAGACAAGATGAACACGGCATCGCACGCAAGCGAGGGTGACCGCACAGACAACGGAGTGGGAGCATGACGACCTACACCGTCACGTCACCTACGAACACGTCATACGCAGGGCGTAGCCTTGGTCGCTCAAACGCCATCCACGACCAAATCGGCGCCATCGCAGAGGAGCCAACCTTTGTCGACAATGCGGTGCACCACGTCATCTACAAGACCGCGCAGGACAACAGTAAGACAACGCAGGTGAGTAAGCCCGAGCAGGCGGACTTCCAAGCCACGCACCCACGACGATACCGTTTGAGCGAGGAGGAAGCCGGAGTAAGGCTCGCTCACACGACTCACGAAGACGCGCCATTCTTCGACGGTGTTTCCTTGTCCTCTACGTCGCGTCGTCCGATGCTTCTCTTCGACGTCGTCGACCCGTCGCTTCGATTG